TAAATCAAAAACTTCTTCTTCTACAACTTCTTCTTCTACAACTTCTTCTTCTACAACTTCTTCTTCTACAATTTCTTCTTCTCCTATAGGACGTTTATCTGCAACAACTTTTTTAGCTCCAGACCTAGTAATGTCAATTATTCTGTTTTTCAAAAAAGCTATTTTGTCATCTATCTCTTGAACTTTATCAGGAAAAACATCAACATCTAAACCATCTCTTTCAGCTTTTAGTTTGTTTATTTCTGAAATAACAGACATAACACTCAAAGATGTTTCTGCGCTTAATCCTTTAGGTATTTTGTTTATTGTTTCTCTGTAAACTTCAATGTCTGATAATATTCTTTTTACCTGCTCTTCGGTGTAAATTCTTTTAGTAACCTGGCTATTTAAAAGTTTAGTTGTTTTGCCTACATCTTTAGATAAATTATACAAAGCATTCATTTTATCTACAGCGGCCACCCCTGGTCTAAATCTTTTATTGTAATTTGTTTTTATATTAGAAGACATGTTTCCTGCAAAGGGCATAAAGAATCCTGCAGCTGCAGAAAGTATTGTGGTATTAATAAATTCATCGCCACTAATAGTGTTAGCCATTATTTCCTTCTTAGCAAACTCATTAACATTATCTCCAATAACGTATGCTTGACCTACTTGCTGAACATTTTCTTGAACAACTTCTTTTCCACTTTCTAAAAGGTATCTTTTGGCTTTTAATCCTGCTTTTGTCCAATAAGCTTTGGCTCCTTTTGCTCCTGCTTTTTCGTATGCTTCCAATGCTCCTTTTAAAAGTACATTGTTCGCGTTCTTCCCAAATATTTTATCCATAGCATAAGTCTGCGTGGATAGGGGTGCTGTTAAAACACCTAATACAAGCCCTTGTGATCCTGCTATAGACTGAATTTCTTCTGCCTGATCAATAGACATTCCGCCATCTAATGCTTGCTTATAAGATTGTTCTGCTAAGTTTGTTGCAAACAAAGTTCCCTGAGCAACCATAGCAGATGCTGTTGTTGCTTTCATTGGTATTTTAGACATAAAATTAACAACCTTAGCTCCTTTATCAGTTAAAGACAACGCACCGCCTATACCAGCTCCCACATTACCAAATCCTTTTGTGAGGGCTATTTGAAACATCATATCTGTTACAATACCTGTTCCTTGTATAATCATTCCTGCCGTGGAAAATGATGTCCCCTTTACTCCTTTGGATAGCACTTCTTTTTGAATGTAATTCAATTCATTTGGAGTTAATACATTAGTAACTCTTATTCCTAAGTCTTTATCATATACTTGACCTTTATCATCAACCAAATATGTAGTTCCGTCTACATCTTTTTCCTTACCACTTGCGTAAGTGTATCGCATGAAGTCTTCTCTTTCTAGTTCGGTTTCAGCTTGATTCATTCTTACTTCATCAGCAACGCTATCTAATCCAAATAAATCATATGTACCAGCACTAAAAGTACTCAATCTGTCCTCTAAAGACCTATATCCTTGCTTAAAAGCTTGACCAACCCCTTTAACCTCTCCATTTTTCATGTCTTGATAAAGCTCTTCGTTTGCTACGTCTCTTTCCTTTAACTTGGATGTAATTATTGGAAAGTCTTTTTCTATGAATTCACCTAATTGTTCGTCATCTACACCTGAACTAAATGAAATTTCTACACCATCAAAAGATGGATGCCTTCCTTTGTTTTTTAATTGATAGTTTACAATTTGAGATTCAACGTTTCTCTCTACTTGTTTGTTTATGTAGTTTGTTAGGTATTGTAATTTTAATCTTTCTGCTGCAAGCGAGGGATTATAGTTTCCTGAAAAATCATAAGACCTTCCGTCTTCAGAAATAGTTTCATCCTCTAAAAGCCTTAAATACTCCTCTTTATATCCTTGCTCATTTAAATACCCGTCAAAGTCTTTAATTTTAAAGCCCTTTACCTTCTTAAGGTCTTGAACATCATACATTGTCGATACCTCTGTATCTTCAAAACCTGTTGGCACAAAGTCATCTTCAGCTAATTCATACTGCTCTTCTGTAGGAGCTCCTTCTCTATTGAATATAGCATTTAACTCATCCTCTGTAGCGTCAGGGTTGGCATCGATAAGTTTTTTTGTTTCGGCATCAAAAGACTGTGTAGCCTGAATAGCTTCTAGTTTTTTTAATTCATCTTCAGGACTAGAAACAAACTCAACTAAATCAGATTTATTTGTATAAGAATAAGGGTTATTTAAATCACCTTTATCTATTATTGCTTGGTATTCTTCAGGAGTTTTTATAGATAATTCTTTTAGTTTTTTAATGGATGTTTTACCTCCTTTAATGGCATTATCTATTTCTTTTTCTGTTATAATTTCGTTTTCAAGTGCTTTTTGAATATTATAATCAGATAGTATTTTTTGCTTTAACTCAGGATTAATTTGCCTTTGGCTTCTAGACATCATTCTAGCCCTAATAGAGTTTGCGGATTCAAAAGCGTATGGCTCTGATTCTATTGCGTCTAGCTCTTGAAAATCATCTTGCAAGTACTCATAAGGTTGTTCTTCAGATTCATCTATTTCTTCTAAAGAATCCAAGGAGCCAGGACTTGTTTCCGTTTCGATAGTGGATTCCGTAACTTCCTCTACTACATCTGAAGGAGTATCGACTTGATTTTTTTTTTCAACTAAGGATGATTCAAATTCTTGTAAATCTGCAAAAGCACCTGGTTTTATTATAGAAAACAAAGTTGCATTATCAACTTGGTTTGCAAAATCTTGAAACTCTTCAAGAGATGAAAAAGCTCCATCAACAGTTAATTCAAATAAATCTTCAATTTCAAACATACTTATTTTTGTGCATTAAATATTTTAGTTGCTTCTTTCATATCTACCTTATCTTCGGTCATAATTTGTGCAATAGTTCTTCTTGTTGTTGTTGTTTCACCTCCTTGAACAGTTACTTGTTTTGTTGATTCCTCCCTTGCAGGAAACAAATTTTTAAAAACAATATCTAATTTATTTTTTATATCTCTAACTAATTTTGGTCCTTCTAAACCATCCTCAAGAGTAAGATTTATAACTTGGCTTTTTCCATCACCATAACCAATAGTAATGGTTTCATTAGTAGTATCAGCGTCTACGCTAAAATCAATATCTTCACCATATTTAGTTTGTCCAGCATTTATACTTTCTGTTATAGATTTACTTAAATCGTTAATCTCACTATCGTATATCTCATAACTGCTTGATCCTATTTTATCTAAATCTTTTTGAATAATTGTAATAGGAGATTCATTGTCTTTATTCAATGAAGTTGTTATAGTAACAGGAGCTAATGCTTCTGTAGTCAAGCTCTTTGTGATTTTAGGAACATATTTTCTACTAGCTTTTTCATTTAAGTCTTCTAAGAATTTGTTATTTTTAAGATAATTACGTTTAACTTTATCATATGAAGGGTGATTTTTTGTTTTAAACAATTGATACAATTGTTTACCGTATTCATCAGCAGTCGCATTGATATAATTACCGTTATCGTCTTTTACTTTAAACATAACGTTATCGGTTCTAGTTGCTCCATCGTCATTTGCAACGGTAATAGCTAATCCAATTTTTACACCATCGCCATCCATTATATCTTCTTGTTTTTGAAATTTATAATCAGAAGAGTTTTGAAGTGTTGTTGCAGCAGCTGAAACATCTTTTTGTGCATCTCCACCATATGTTTTATTTATTGCTCCAAATATAGTAGTAGCATCATCTATTAATTTTTCACCTCTATCTGCTGCAGCATTGGGGGCTGATGGTTTAGGTTTAGTATCTCTTCCTGTTATTTTTCTCTCCAACCCTGCATATACAGCTGATTTAAATATTCTTTGAGCTGCTATTTCTGCCTCATCTGTTTCTTCAGGCATAAATAGATTACTCATTGGATCTAATGTAGATATTACATATTTATTATAAGCACCAGGTTTTGTTGCTCCAGTTGAAGGGTCTAAGTAAGTATACTCAATTTGTTTATTTAAATCAATACCTTGAGCTTTCAATCCATCAACCTCGTTTGGCATGACAGGTATCTGTTCCATGCCTGGAGGCATATTATCCATCAATATACTCATTCTTTGTTCTACAGTAGCTGTCCCTGATACTGTTGCTGCATCAATAAGTCTTTTTATTTCTAGGTTATTTCTAGCATCATCAACAACTATACCTGTATACCCAGGTTGAGTTTTCATTACCTGAAAAGCTTTACTTAAAGCTGTATCCTCAGCCAATGCTTTGTTTATACTATCATCCATATAAACTCTAGGTGATTTTTGATTCTTACCCTTTAAAAGAGTTGAAGCACCAATACCTGACATAGTAGGATCTACAATTGGATTTCCATCAGCATCTAAAACCAATTCCCTAGTGTTTGTAGTGGTGTTTATTTTTGTTTTATAAAGACTCATATTAAGACTTCCGTCCTCACTACTTACAATTTTGTATAAATTAGGGTTTCCTAAAGTAGTTTGAAACTTTTGTATAGCAGCTTGAAATGCTCCCCCAGTTGGCTTTATGTAATTACCTTTTTCATCAGTATATCCTTGCATTTCTTTTAAGGACTGTTGAAAGTTAGCGTCATAATCTTTTAAATAAGAGGAAAGTATTTCATAGCTTTTGCTTGCGTTTTCTCTAAAAATAAGATTATCCGTAGGGCTTATCATACCTTTTTGAAGCATTTTTTGATTATCATACAATCTATCTTGAGTACTTTGCAAAGCTTCTAATATAGCAGCGTCTACAGTTTTATTACCTGTCATTCGCTCGCTTGCTAGCTTTTTTGCGTCTTGATAAGCTTTGGCTGTATCTGTTTTTAGTTTTATCTCGGCATCATCTATTCCTTTCTTCCAAGATGCAACATCTTGCATTCCTTTAGTTATACTTGAAAGCGTGGTTGTTGGGTCGCTTACACCTGTAAAACCTTTATCTAATGCAATTCTAGTTGCGTCTAATTTATTGCCCATTTACTCTGTTATTTTAAAAGGATTAGTGTCAAAAATACTAGAAAATGAATTTATCACATTGTTAAAGTCATATACTGATTTCCCTTCTTGTTCTTTTTTATCTTGAGCAAAAGCTAGTATAGAATTTAAATCTACACTCATCCCATTAATGTTTACCATATTTTGAGGAGCTGTACTAACTCCTGCAATGTTTTCTCCTAATGTTTGATTTCCGTTACTAGAAACTGTGTTTACAATTTTTTCACCAATTGATTTATCACTATTGATTACTCCAGGTAAATTATTTCTTCCACTAACGTCAATAGCTGAAATATCTCCTTTATTAAATTTTCTTATTTCTTTTCCTGTATACTTAGATATTTGAGACCTAGCATCATCAATACTAATACCCTCTGATGCAGCTAAGTTCTCAGCGGCTTTATTTGCAGCTTCTCCTTTAAGAGAATTTGCTATGGAAACTCCTGTCTGTAAAGCACTAACACCTGCGTCTATAAATGCACCTGTAGACTGTCCTTTTAATTTATCTGCTTGAGCTGTTAATGCATCGGCTTTTAGACCAGCTGATGCTGCCCTATCATCTTGAAGTGCTGCTATTTCTGATGCAGACATTTCTCCCGCCTTAGCACGAGCCATATCTATATCTAGTTTTTGTTTAGCAAATTTATCAGCAGTATCCGACAAGGTGGCGTCTGAAACTTGTTTTATCTTACCTGCTGCCGCGGCCACTCCTCTTTGGTCTCCTTCTTGAACAGCTTCTAATATTTGAGCACCCATTACATTGCCTCTCTCTAATTGCTTATCATATACATCTGTAGTGGCTCTAACTGCGTCATAAAAATTCTGCTCTAATCTAGCTACAGATTCTTTTTCTAGTTGTTCTTGTTCCAACCTAAGTCTACCAGCTTCACGGGCTGCAACTTTTGCTGCATCGCCTGCTAATGCTCCTTTTACAATAGACCCTCCTATTGATACTGTAGCTGCTGCTATTGTTGTAAATGTTGCCATATTATAATGTTTTAATCATTTCTTTATTATACGTTCCAGATTCAGTATAACCATTTTCTTCATAATGCTTAGTTAATGATTTTGACTTTAAAAGAGCATATGAATATTTACATCCAGATATCTTTAATGAATTTGTTAGCACACCTATTAAAAGTAATAAAGCTTCTTTTCTTTTTTCTTTATTCTTATATTCAAAATTAGAAATAACCCAATCACACCAGCCTACTTTGGAATTTGTTATGTAAATATATCCTGCACAAACAGGAGTTTCTTTATCATACACTATAAAACCTCCTTCTCCATTATTTGGTAAAAAATCTTTTGGCGGAGCTGTCCATCTCCAATCTTTCCACCATTTTACTAATATTGAATCATAATCTTCTGAATTTAACTTTCTTACCTCCATCAAAACAAAGATACAAAAACTAAGGATTACTTTTAAACACATCTGAATCAATAGTAAAAAGCTCAACAGATTCTGTACTATTATTCGTTAATTTAAATTGTAAAAAATACCCCAATGTACCGTAAGACTCTGCAACACTGTTTTTTACATATAAAATATAACTCGAAGGCACTGTCCCACTTATAACAGGGTTTAGTATTTTAATAGTTTTGTTATTGTTACTAATTTCTGTTATTTCACCTATCTCTTCAATATTACCAGCGTTGTTATAATAAGCTGTGTCACCAATACTAATTATAGAACCTATAGAGAAATCAAAAGTTAATGTTATTTCAGAAGGACCTGAACCAGTAGTAGATGAAAATGTTCCAATCCCTTGAGCTGATCTAAGTTCTAAATTTTGAGAGTTTGCAATTCTTCTTATAAAAGCAAAGTAAGCACCTTCTTTTAATACAAAATAAGAAGCAGGAATAAATCCCGTGCCTAAATCAGAAATCAGTTCACAATCCCAAGGATCATCACTTTCAAGCTCAATTGTCTTAAATACCTTAGTGGTAGTTGGCTCTTGATTAAAAACACCTGTTATGGTAGAATCATAATCTACACCATAATAGTTATTTCTTCTTTCATTAGTATTATGCCTATAAAGATTACCATTTTTAAATGTATATAAATATTGGTTCATTCCTAATGTAAAGTCAGGATTATAACTATAAAAAGAAGGCCATCCATTTACAGACTCACTAAATGTTAAAGTATATTCCTTTGAATTAGAATTGTTATCAGACATTTTTTAAGGGTTTACACAAGGTCCTCCAGGGATACTTCCACATTCAAGAATATCTAAAACCTCATTATTTAATAATTGCATTATTTTCCAATTTCCAACAAGAGTACCTGATTGTTGACCAAAAGTATCAGAATAAGCATAGTATCCATCATTCAAAGCCACTCCAGCTATATCATCTCCAATAGATAAATTTGAATAGTCATTACCCTGTACTGATGACTTTGCAGAGGTCATAGAATATGTTGGGCTTGACGCACAAAAATCACTGCAAGTATTTCTCACTGAAGATATGTAAAAAACACCTGAAGGACACGTAGGACATGTTGTTAAAGAACCTAGAGTCCCTAGATTTTGTTGTCTATATTGATTAGAGTTTTTTATTTTATACCACCCATCTGGAGCAAGATTTAATAATCCTGAGTCAGCATACATCAATGTAGTAGAAGGGTTCGTAAACGAGTCTCCTGTATTAAAATAGGCAGTATATGCGCTACTACTCACACAACATAAATCACTAGCAGAACTTCCGTTAACTCTTAAGCTTTCGGAACTCCCTGTACATGAAGGACATGTTGTAGAGCCAGGGACTAAGGCTCCTGATGATTGTTGTCTATATATTCCATTTTGCTGATAAAATCCATCAGCAGAAGGAGTTGTTAGTGCTGCATCATCAAAAACAGCAGTTGCTAATAAAAAATCAGCATTATCTAAATATTTGTTTACTGTTGTTGCCATTTATTTTTTTTAAGGTTGTTCTTCATTGCAATCACAACAAGCAGATTCTGCTGTTGATGCGTCATAACATAATTCTGTTATAATACCTGATTCAGGACTGCAATCACAACAAGCACTTTGAAAGCTTGTTGCATCATAGCAAAATGTTTGAATATTGCTATCTCTTAAATCCCATACCAAATATAAGTATTTTTCATTACTTGGATTTGCATAAATAAATTGAGCAAAATACCCTTCACTTGTTGGAAAAGTTTGTATTGGTGTTATATTATTTAATAGTGGAATTAATATGTTTATATCAGCCTCTTGGTAATTTACATCAGAAATTAAATACAAAAGTTTATCAGAAAAAGGATTGAATAAAGAATTATTAGTTTTTATTTCCATATTAACTACAGAACCTTCTGCGGGAATAGTTCCGAAAGATTCTAATCCTGTTTGCTCTTGAAAAAGAGAAACTCCATCTGATTCAAATGATATAATATTAGAATTGTAAGGACTAATATTTCCTGACAAACTCCAATTATACCTTATTTTAGCCACTTCACCTACTTCAGATGAATTGTTTAAAAATATTTGCTTTACAGTTAAATCGTTTGCAGTTGGACAATTAAAGACCATATTATAACTACTTTCTTGTTGAGGCATTATAATTACTTGAGCTGTTATTGGGTTGCTCATTGTTTTAGTAAAACTCAACACGCCCGTGCCTGAAACAGTACTATCTATAACTAAAACTTGATTATAAAAAACATTCACTTTTACAAGACCAGAACTTATATCGTAATCTATATTTACATCACCTATTATTGTAGATAAATTTAAATTAAAAGAAAAAGACTCTGAAGTTTCTAATTGATTTAAAACATAACCACAACTTCTTTCCACTGGAGGAACAGGAACTAAGTTTTCATTTGAACTTAACACATATTCATTCATGTAAGGGTCAAACCCTCCTATTTTTTCTGTATAGAACGCTTTTAAAAATAAATCTCTAAACCAACTACGCATACCTAATTCAGAAATAACAGATAGTTTGTCGGATTTAGCTGACCCTCCTTTTAAATTTATAACAGAACTTCTTTTAGCGTCTGTAAAGTACACATCAAAACCATATGATGCAAAACTCTCAGGATTATTACTTATACCATATTCTTCTATTCTAGCTAATTGAGTTCCTAATACTTCAGGTATGGATACTATAGCTCCTCCTGCTGCTGCATCAGATAATAAATTCTTTCCAACTAGTACATATGATATTTTATCTTCTTGTAAAGCAAGTATATCTGTTTGTCTTGCATGCATTTTTCTTAATGGCCCAAACTCTCTTTCAAGAGTTTTAAAGTTTGACAATGCTAAATTAAATTGATTTAATTTATTTAATCTACTTTCTTGATTAAATACACCGCTATAAGTTATATCTGAAAATCTATGAACTTCTTTATAATCTTCTTCCGACACAGAAGTAACTTTACTCCCTAATGATAAATTAGGTGTAGTTAAAGCGTCTAAAATCTTATCAGATTCTGCTCCATTTCCAAATGTGTAACAATTAAAAAATGTTAAATCAATAATTGCAGGATTGTTTAATGTTTGGTCCTGATCAGCATCCATGTCTCCTGATAAATGAAATCCATTTTCTATATTGAAAGTTTGCTCATTTTCATAATACAATTCATCATTTGCTTGAATTGGCTCTGTCTCAAAAACAGTTAAAGTGGTAGCTCTATTTACTACAATCTGAACAGTCTCATAAGAACCTCTTCCATCTATACCTCCGCATTTTGGAGTACCTGTTTGTATAATCAACCAAAGATTACCATCAGACTCTTCTTGAAAACTAATAGTTGTAGTCCCCGGATTAAAGTAATTAGTAAAATAAGGCTGTACTGCGTTTATTTGATCTATATTATTTATTGTGTCATCGCTACCAGCAGATATTCCATTTGTAAAGTCTATGTTTTGTCCTTGAACAAAAGCAGCAATATTTGCATAATCTTGACCTGCTGTAAATGTTTTATTATAGTCATAAGTTCTACTTCCACATCTAGAACCTCTTTTATTTCTATTAGTATTAAATCTAAATTCAACTAAACTTCCTGCAGGAATATCAAAAGGAATATAACTCCCAGGGGTTGATTCATCTTCAATCGCACAAGAAACTCTTGCATAGCTGTAACTAGACCCTGTTCCAGGTAGCTGAGTAATAGCATTATAGCCTCCTACACTAGTTCTGTCAATAAATGAATTTTCAGGGGCATTTGCAGAAAAATTAGATGGTTTAAGTTGCATATAAGTCCCAGAAGGTTGTCCGCAAGTTCCTGATATTACTTCACCATCTGCATTTTTTCGACATAAGAAATCTTCTGTTTGACTTTTAAAATCTAAAACTTTAGTTTTTGTGCATCTAAGGACAGCTCCACTACTATCTGATTTTACAAATAAATTAGAGTTATCTTTAACCTTATCTCTATTGTCTCCCTCAAGCTTATACCAAACAAACCCCGTCTCCTCTTCTCTAAAGAAAATATTAGAGTAAATTGTTCTGTGACCTGTTTTTGATTCTTTTATAACAAATTTATATTTTTTTGCCCAATAAGGAGGATAATTGTTTAATTGTACTCTTATGTTATTTTTTGTTATTGAGTTTTCACATGGAATGTAGATTGTGTTTTCTGTATCTACTAAAGCAGTAGTACTTCTTCCGTACTCATCCATATATACAATTCCAATTTCATAATCTCTATTACTATGAAGACTTTGTCTCGAAGAATCTAATGAATATAAACCCGTTACTTCAGTTGCTTGAAGATATTCATAAGCAAAAGTCCCTGGATTAGCTATTTCTTCAAATTTTAAAGCAGGAACAACAATGCTTACAATATCACTTCCTAGAGAACTTTCTATAACAAATCCCTGATTAGTAGATGAAACACCAAAGCCAACATAATCCCAATTGTTTTTTGCTACAATACCACAATTAAAAACATCCGTTACAGATGTTCCGTTTGAACAATTAGGTATTGGTTGAAAAGAAGATACAGCATCAATAAATTCAGGGCTAGTTACCAAGTCATGAATACTAGTATAATTTTCTTGAAGGTTAAACAAAAATGTAAAGTTAAATTCATTTTCGGGCTGAGTTCCATCATCATAAGAAGCATCTCCACTATATTGACTATTTGAGTAATTAAAATCAATTCCTATTTGAGAACCTTGAACTAGTTCGATGCCTGAAAAATTAATAGTTACTTCGGAGTTATCAACGAAAACTATTCCATCTAAAGAGTAATTGAACCCTGTTTTTAAACCTTCAATTTCATCATTTACTAAAGACTGTGTTATTAAAGATAAATCATAATTTAAATAAATCGGTTTACCGTTTTCATTTACAATATTGTATCCATCAACATAGTTTCCATACATTAATCTGTTACCCATAATCGTCAAAGACTGAGCAATTCTAGGAACGTTATCATAAAGTCTTAAAAGCTGTTCTTCAGGTAAGGCTGTGTATATTTTTTTGTTTGTAAATTGAATTGATTGAGTTGTGTTATCAAGCCACCCTTGATCAACTTTATTATATCTTTCAATTACATTTATTGATTGACTTGTAGAAAACTTAAACAATACGTCAACATCTTTTACATTTATGCCTCCAGTATTAAATGAAATGCTAACACTGTTAAAAATGTTTTTCATTCCATCATTATTATACGTGTCGTAATTTAATTCAAAAGGCCCTGGTGTAAAAGCTACTTTTGTAAATGGAGATATAGCAGAATACTCACCATCTTCATACTTCCACCTATAAGCAAAACTTAAAAACAAATCATCCATGTAATTTTGCTCTCCCGCAATTTGAATTTGTTGTAATTTAGGCGCATCTAAAGGAGGAGCTAATATAACACTTATGTCCTGCTCGGTTACTTGGTCTATTCCAGATACCGGTTTTAAGTAATTTCTATTTACATTTATTTTTCTAGGAGGATTTAAGTTATCTGTAAAAAATAACAAATCTCCAATTAAATCTATTCCATTTACTAAAAAATCTTTACTAAAATTTAATACAGAGGTTGAAATTACATGGTAAAATAAAATAGAAGTTTGAATATTAAAAGAAACAATCATATCAACCTTTTCTGTTGGAGACAATATGTTTCCTTGATCGTGAACGAACCAATATATTGTTTCATTAGCACCATCTTCATACGCACCAATACACCTAGCGTTTGAAGTTAATGGAACATTTAAATACTTTAATTCAACCAAAAGAGTATTTCCTTTTGAATTTTCTACAGCACCTATTTCAGTTCCTTCAGTAGAACCTAACCTTACATTTAAAGCGTCTATGTATTCTCCTTGAGGAACTAATCGTTCATCAACGGATTTATTCATTCGACCTTTTATAAAGTTCTTTTGAATTTTAGTCATGTTATTTTATCCACTTATTTTGACCTCTTAGATTCATTAATAATCTCCCTGGATGTATGTTGCTTATTCTTATTTTTGCGTTCCTAAGAAGTGCTGATTTTTCTTTCCTAGCTCTATTTATAATATACTCTTGTACTCCAAATTTACTAGAAAGGATTGAAAATTTTATATAAGAATAAATAAACTCTTCAAATAATTTATTTACGTTTATTTCAGAATTAACTCCGTTTTCCATACCGTCAGAAATATACTCTAAAACAACTAACTCACCTGCCATGTCAGAGCTAAAGTTAATTACACCTGATTTTTTATTTATTTTAAATGTAGGATTTTTATTTGCTGTCTCTGTATTTAAACCATATCTCCCCCCGATAGGATATTCAAAATACCATATTCCATTATAAAAATATCCTTCTTGTCCATCATAATCACTATTAGCGTTTAAGTATATTGTTTTATTACTTCCTTTAATTCTATCAATGTCTACTGTTGAGAATTCAGGTTTTAATACATTTCCATCTTCATCAAATAATATTTTATAATTATTATCTTGAAGATATGCGCTACTCCAATTTGTTTGAATGTTTTCAGTTAGAGGGAATAACGTTCCATTTTTATACATAGAAATTCTAACCCAATTTACATAATTGCTTGGAAGAATAAATCTTAACGAATCATCAACTGCTAACTCTAATATTTTTATTTCCTTTAAAGAATCATAATTTAATTCTTGTATTGCTCGTTTTGCGTGAAATAAAATATTATATCTTTCTACGTTATTTATTAATTTATCATTTCCAACATACATTAACTCAAAGTTATTTACTATGTTTTTTAATGATACATATTGATAAGACCCCCAATTAGCATCTTCAGGGTTTAACCCATCATTTTCATAATACTGATATTGTGTTAAATATGCCATACACTATCCTTGTTGTTTGTTTTATATTTCTTCCTCTGATTGCCCAAACTGCACTAATGGTATTTCTCTTATTGACATACCTGCATATTGTAATATTTTATTAACTAAATTTACTTGATCTGATAATGGTAACTCAAAGTCCTGATAATCAGCAGATGATTCATCAAATAAAGGCTCTCCTTGACTTAAAGACACATAAGTCCATTTTGGGGCTTTAGGGTATCTAATATACTGACAATTTACAACACCTGTTAAAGCAGGATATATAGTAATGTCGTCAGCCTGTGCGGTATATACGGGAAACATTGTAGATGGTTCTGTTAATTGAGAACTATTTAATAAAAGTATTTTACTTTGACTAACTCTTTCTATTTCCGTATTCCCTTGAAATATCTTATTTATTAAATAATAATCTTCTGGCAAAGGGTAAACACCTACTACTTCAGTAATAGGAGATGTAACTGAAAAACTATCTATAACTTCTACAACTCCTTTTACAATGTCAGCATAATTACTTCCCGAAACCCTGGCATTTTGTTTTACAATCCAATTATTGTATTGATAAAAGTAATCTTCAAATATATCTAGTTGAGCTTGTTTTGCATATAAATTAAAATCACTTGGAGTGATATATCCATAATTGTTTTTATTTGCAATTGAAAGAACAGTAGCTCTTACAGTGTTTATAATAGATGCCATTTATAATCCTTTTGACAAATATACAAAAAAAAGAAGCTTCAAAAATGAAGCCTCTTTATATGTTTGGTTAATTAATTCTAATCTAGCTTTGTTTCTAGTATTCTTAAAACTTCTAACCCTTCATCACTTTGAAGAAAAGAAGCTAATATAAACAACGGATCTTCTCCGTAAGGAATGGTTAATAATTTATTTTTATTACCTGTTATATTGTAATAAATATCTTTTTTGTTTTTAAGAACTAAAATATTTTCACTAAAAAATTTAGCACATTTATTTTGTAATCTTAATAATGGATCATTAAGAGCTTCCATAAACTCATTAGGATATTTATTTGCAAACAATCTAACATCTCTTTTTAATTCAGATGAAGTTAAGTTATCAACTCTTAATCCTATCACTACTCTAGATATAGTTTCAAGCATTTCAATATCTAACTCTTTAGCGCATATTTGAGCTTCTAATGCTAAGTCTAATTTACTAACATCAGTACTTGCGTCTTTTTCCTTATCAACTTCAATAAACATATTACCTAGCCCAGGATGATGAGCTAAAAATTTTTGCAATATTTGATTTTCTTTAGGAACAAATAATAATCCATCTTCAAACACAATTGGCTCTAGTATTACATTTTCATCTTGTTCGTCTTCAAATATACTTTTTTGATTTCTTGAATATCTTAAAGCTCTATTGACTCCCGTCTCTTCATCAAACCATAAAAGAGATTTTCTTTTAGTGTTTCTTGATGGAATAGAATAACTTAACGGAGCTTTATCCTTGGTTAACTTATACGTCTTGTTTACAAAAGTTAATTTTTTTTTCTTAGGAGAAAAAGTTGTTTTTTTTGCAGTAGTAGTTTTTTTTGTAGTTGTCATTTTATTTAAATTTAATTTGATTTTATAATTAAAAGGCTCAACGTTAAGCTGAGCCTTTTTAGTATTAATTACTTCTAATTATTAAAAATAAAGAAGTTGTTAGCACCTAAAGTACATAATGCTCTTTCTGATAAGAAGTTTACTTCCATCGCATCTAAATCCGATGTAGAAGCTCCACCAGCTGAACCTGTAATCCAAGTTTTGTAACGTCTATCTTCAGTTTCTGAAGCTCTGTATCGAACATGTAAGAATGGTCTCTTAGCGTTCTTTCCAAGAACTTGGTCGTATACTGTTGTAGATCCTGCAGGAACTAATATTCCATTTACAGCACCACCTACAATATCACCACGCATTGTTGGGTCGTTTAAGTATTTCCAGTCAGTCTTGTAAAAGTCATAACCTCTACGGAAACCTGTAAACCCAAGGTTTAACGCCATTTCTTGGTCATTGTCAAAAAGACCATAAGAAGTTCCACCTGCTCCATAAGAGTTTTGAGCTGCTAACATATCATCGATATCAAATCCAAAGTCTCTGTTTAAGAAAATTACATTTTCTTCAATAGAACCTTGCTTATCTAAACGAGCAATAATAGAGTCAAAATCTGATAAAGCATTAGGATTTCCACCTGCCCATACATTACCTCTTTCTTCAACAACGTAGAAAAGACCTTCAGACCCCTTGTTACCTACACCTGATGCAACTCCTTGAACAATCGCTGCTGCTCCACCTCCTGCTTCAGCAGGAACCGCTTCAACCATCGCTGTTTCAAGATAATCTTCAAATCTTAAACGAGTTTCGTGCTCAGATTTTAAGTACCACAAGTAACCTGTCGCACCGTTTTCTGTAGTTACGTCAATCCATCCAATTTGAGCCATATCAGAACCACTAACAGCGTAATGGTCTTTTATTATAATTGGTGAATTTTCAAAAATTTGATCATCTGCCTCTAATTGACCTTGCATTCCTTTAGTTCCTTTTTGGAACTCAGAACCGTAGATAAATAAAGAACACTGCACACCTGATGCCATTGTTTGACCACCTGCTTCATAATAAGCAACATCAATTGTTCCAGCTGCAGTATCAACATCAGTAACAATGGCTTTATTGCTATTTGTTGAGTTAATAGAACTGTCAGATAACATAATTGTTTGACCAACTCTAATTGCTATAGAACCTGATCCAGGGACTAAAACATCATTAATCGTAAGTGTTGCTGTGTCTGCTGCTGCAGCTGCTCCAGAAGTAACGTTAGTGTACTTCGTGTGTAATCTTCCTTGCTCAGCCCATTTAATAAGGTCTGAATTAGAAGGCATCTCTGCGCCTACCATTCTTAAGAATGACGCTACCGATCTATTACCATATCTTTCAAATTCTTTTTCATATGTATCTGGAAGATACTGATTTAAGAAATCAAAATTAGTAATATAGTTTGTTTGTAATAAGACTTGCTCTGAACTAGGTTGCAAATCAAAACCTGGGACTGTTTGAACTGATCCTGCCATGATTTTAAAATTTTTATAATTATTGTTTATTTTTACTGCTTCTTATTCTCAAACCTTTACCATCGTTTTCGCTAATTGCCCTAGCTTTAAATCCTGTATCACCAATTTTTTGTGGTGTTGTTCTGACATTCATGTTGATGTTTTTGCTTTTTTTAGCAATATCACCTACACCGTCTGCCTTGCCTTGCTCATAAAAATACTTAGCAAAGCGTTCAGGATCCATAGCAGCACTTAATGCCCTATGCCAGCCTTGTGCATCTGAAATTAAACCGTCTTCACCTATATATTTTCCTATAAAATTATTTAAGTTTAGTTGTTTAGATTTCATTTCCTGTGCATCTCCATAAGAATAACCTATTTTTTTATCTCCCATTTCGAACTCAAAACCTTTGAATTCAGGATTAAAAACTTCGTTTGTTCTTTTTTCGAAATACTCATTCTTTTTTTTATTAGCTTCTTCAATAGTTTTAGACTCTTGAATATAACTTTTATAAGCATCAAGTTCTTTTTGCATTTCATCAGAAATAGAATTCCCACTTGACTCAAGAGGAATACTGTATTTTTCTTTAAAATCATTAAGATACTTTTTTGCTTTAGAAAGTTCTCTTTTTTTAGCTATATTTTTCTTTTTAATTTCAGACTCATCGTCTATATCTTCATCATATGAAAATCTAGACTCCATTAAATAATGAATGTCTTCATTATCTAAATCCTCTTCTGTTAAAGAATAATATTCAGCTAACACTTGATCGTCTTCTAGTTCATTGTAATTTTTATTTGCTTTTACAAAATCACCAAAACCTCGACCAGTTTCTTTTTTAAATTCTAAATACTTAGAGACATCTTCCGGTAATTTTTGATTTACTTCTCTTTGAGTAAATAAATCATCTATTGAAGATATTTCCTTGTCTTTATATCTGTTTTTAATATATGAAAGAACGTCTTCATCTTTTATTTCAACAGGCTCTTCTGCTTTTTGAGGCTCTTCTGCTTTTTGAGGCTCTTCTGCTTTTTGAGGCTCATTATTTAAAGATTGCTCATGTTTTTCTAAAAGATCTTTTTCTACCTCTTGAACAGATTTTTGTTCAATTGGATTTACTTCTTTTACTGTTAATTTCATTAGATTTGATTTTTACAAAGTTAATAATTTAATTTAATTTATTTTTAATATGTTTATCTTGGCTCAAATTCAGCTAAATCGAAACCATCTAAACTATCTTCCGAAGACTCAAAACTAATTGGAGGTAAATTATTTTTACGTTGCTCTATTAGCTTTGATTGTTCTGTATTTGACTGACTAATTCTTTTAGCTTTAGCATCTTCTCTTTGAGATTCTCTATTTTTTAATGCATCAACTTCAACTCCTTTTAATTGCATATTTAGTTGAAACTCTAACTGCATTAACTCAGCTTTTATAGCTGCTTCTCCTTGCATTTTTTGAACAGCAAATTTAGACTTAGCTTCTTCTATCCTCATTTCAGATTTAGTTTCCATTTGAAGCTTTTGCATTGCTGTTTGAGCCGCCATTTGTTGAGATTGCATATTTATTTGAGCTTGTTGCTGTGCTGATGCTGATTTTTGTTGTTGTTCAAAATCTTGTTTTCTTTTTCTTTTAAGCTTTAATACTTGATTAGCTAGTTTTATGTTTCTTATCTCTCTAATATCAATAGCGTCTTCTAAATTTATTGAATCACGCTGTAAAGCCATTTGAATATTAGCTTCTAACATTCTTTTTTGTTCTTCATCTGGCTGTATTTCAATAAATATTCCAAAATCACTAAGATATAATTCTTTTATTTCATCAAGAATCCCAACATTAAACTTTCCAATTTGATTTACAAACTCTTCTCTAAAATCAGAGTATTCAAGCATATCTGCAATTCTGCTAGATAAAGCAGTACAGAGTCTTTGACTAATTTGCAAACCCGCTTCTAGTATATGTCTAGTAGCAGTGTTGCTACTTAATGCAGCTAATTTTTGCAATCCTACTAACGAATATGAATCAGGAGTAGACCCGTCTCTAGCTTCATTTAAACCTGTAACATCTCTCAGCATCTGTAAGTAATGGTTGTATGAACCTATTAAGCTTTGAATTTTTGCTTGACCTGAGCTACTGTTTAATTGTTGGATAGGAACTTTTGCTTGGTTAAAGTCTCCGTCTTGTGTGTAGCTTCTTCCAATAACACTACCTGTTTGAAAAAACATTCTTAATGCATCTTCAGGGTTATATGCTTGACCTGTTCCTAAATCTACTTCATTTAATCCGTCTGCATCTATAAATACACCGTCAGGAACTACTCTAGATATTACTTGTTGTAGTTTTAAATGAGTTATTTGAATTAAATCAGCAAACGTAATCATTCTTCTGACTAAAGATTCTAAAGCTCCTTTATACATTCTTGGAGCACAAGCTATAAATTCAGGGTATACTTCTTGAGATGCCGATTGAGGTCTAGCCATATTTTCAGACATTTCCCATTTAAGAAGAATATTTGTACCCATTACCATAACGCCTTCATACCAAACATCAATTGTTTTAGATACTTTTTCAAACCTACCCTCTTCCATCATTTCTTGAGTAGGGTTAAAAGTATCGTCTTTTTCAATTAGTCTTTCGGCCCCAGAAGCATTTACCTTTTTCTTATATGTAAAAGTTTGAGTTGTTTTGTAATTAAAAAACAAAACAGTTGCACTATCTTTACTAAATAAACTATTATTATAATACTGAGCTGTATTATTATAGTCATACCAGCTTTGACTATATTTAGATATTTCTTCCATATCTACTCTTGTCAAGCTTGGGTTTATTTTTTTAAGTTCGGTTATTGGTAATGTTTTAATTTCACCCCAATAAAAACAATCTTGAAAATGAGGGTCTTCTGTATAACTGTATACAACATTAGCCGGATCAACATAATCAACTACTATTCCTGCCCCTGGTAAGAATCTGTTTTTACAAATTGAAACACCTAAAACAGTTTGGTCGTAATAAAGTTGTTTTTGTATTTCATTATACCTGTTACTTTCTAGTACAGTGTTAATTGCTTCTTCTTCAGCTATTTCAATAGATGGTTTATACTTTAATTGCATATGAAGAGCTAATTCTTCAGAAGTATTTGGAATTTCTTCTTCTGATGTAGCAAAAGTATTTATTCCAAACTGAGATTGAACTTGTCTCATTAAATCTTTAGACAACATATCTTTTTCAAGCTGAACCTGATATTTACTTCTTTTATCTAAAGACATTCCGTCTTGAGCATAAGCATTTACTTTAAAAATTCTATCAGACATTCCATTAACAACAATGTCTACAAATTTTGGAATAATAGGGATAGGAGTCCAGTCTAAATTTAAATAACTTAAATCACCATCAATTGCTAACTCATTTTTATATTTTTTAATATTTTGCTCTCCTCTAGCATACAATCTCAATCTATGAAAATCAGCCCATTGATTATAAAATCTGCCTTGTCCTCCGTCTTTTCTAAACCACTCGTATTGAATAGCTTGACCAATTTGTAATCCAAAATCAAAAGATTTTTTTTCAGAGTCAGAAACAAATTGACTTGGAAATCCTGTTGGATTTATATTTATCTTTACATCTTTCATTTATCTTATGATTTGACTGTAACTTCCTTTGTTGTCGTATTTAGCAAAGTTAAGTTTTATTTTTGATTTTTTATTAATAGGTTGATATAGGGTTTTTTGACAAGCCATTATAGCCAATCCAGAACTAATAGAGGCGTCAAACTTAGTTCTATTACTTATATTAAATCTAGCCCAATCTTCTAGAGTTCTTGTAAAATACATAGATCCCATTGCTTCTAAATCTCTAAATGTACCTAATAAATCTAATCCCACGTATTTTTCTATATACGACTCAATTGCCGCTGCATGAGCTTGTTTTATATCTTCTGAACTGTTTGGTATTCCACCAAGTTCACGCTCTGTTTTAGACAGCTTATTCCAAGACTTATCGGGTCTATTTATTGAATACCCTCTATACCCCCTATTTTTAAAATGATATAATAATCTAGGTTTGTTGTTTTCTATTAAGATAGGCATTCCATAAAAAACACAAGCCATAAGTATTTCTTCAAAAAATATTTCTGCTGTTTGTGGCCTAGCAATATATTGTAAAAAAAATTCATTTATAGGACCTTCATCCATGTGAAACTTTGTTAATCCATGGCACGCACCATTAGAAGCACCTCCTCCGACAGTTCCAGATATATCATAGCTATCACAGCCAAAAGCCCCCATATGTTCATTCCCGGGATAAAATACTCCATTTTTTGTGTATTTTTTATTTTGGAGTAATTTATTTGGTGTCCAAGAAATTAAAAATCTTCCTTTATTGTTTGGACTAAATATAACTTGAGTATCTTTTATTCCATCTTTCCAAGAAAAAGAACCTCTAGTTAAAAACTTATCTTTTATTAAAGAATCATTGTAGTCAATTTGCTGATATATTTTTGTGAGGTTAAAAAGAGATTGCTTACTTTCATCTCTAAATGCATGTGACTCTGTTCTAGGAAATTGTCTATAAAATTCATTTAAAGCATCAGGATCATTTTTTAAACTATCAACTTCTGCCTCCCAATAATCAATCGCACCTTGTTTTATTAATTCTCCATCTATTCCAATTATGGGTTTTTCAGGAGTTCTAAAAACAGGCATTCCATACTTATCAATAAACCCCTCCATGTTATATTCCATGGGAATAAATAAACTATATAGCCCGCTTTTAGTTTGACCATTTCTATTTCTATTAGTAACCTTGGAATCAAAGTATAATTTTTTTCCATTGTCTCCACCTTTTTCTAAAGCATTAGCAGTAGAACCCATCATACATTTACCAATAACCTTACTACCCAAACGTAAACAAGTTTTTGTAACTCTCCAATTGTTTAATATATTATTAGGTTTTTCCCATTTTTTTGATTCATCATGAACTAATAATTTTAGCTTTTCCCCATCATAACTATTATCTCCTGTATTTTTCCAATCAATAGAAGTATCTAATCCTTCAATAGCATCCTCTTCTTCAATATACATATTTTTTTTTGTAATCTTAGAAGCAGGAACCCTAAAAGCTAATTCTGTTTTAGGCTTATCCATACCATCTTGAATAGGTTTAAAAAAGAAAGGATAATTATTTACAATAGGAACAACTTTATCAGTAAACATTTTTTTAGCATCAGCTCCTGTTTTTGAAAGTATACCTAATCTAGCATCTTTACTTATAGTTCCAATATTTGCAGATTCTTCGCTTGCCATATACGAAAATCCTGAACGCCTTATTTTTAAATAATCTTGACCAAAACTCCTTTTATCAGCTTTACAAGCTTCCCAATGAAGGTAAAAAATCCTATTAGCATCTCTATAATCAGGAAGACCTACGTCTATTTTAGTCCACTGAACATACATATAATGAGAACCAGTTATATAAGTTTCTACCCCATTATTCATAAACCAAAAACCTTCTTCTCTTCTATTAAACTCCTCTTCAATATAATCAACCCATTCATTTTTAAATGATGAAGGAGCTGAGTGCCATTGAAATATAGATTTTATTTTTTGTAATTGTTTTGGATATTCAAAAGGAACCCAATGTTGTTCAGATTGTTTTTTACTATTTGAATGTATTTTTTTAGGAGGTTTAGGTAATGCTATTTTTAATCCTTCTATCTCAACAATATCTTGAATTTCACCAGATTTTGATATAACTATAAAGTCATATTTTTCATTATAACCATAATCCCAAGATTTAGATTTGTTTTTATTAGTTATTACGGTTTTTGGTAAAAAATCTTTTAAATTTTTTATTAAACTATGTTGATCTTCGTTCTGCAAATCCTGATAATGGTTGAGGTTTATTTTTTGACTCTTTTCCTTCTATTAAGTTTTTTTCTGCCTCTATTCTAGTTAGTATTTCGAAAGCATCAAATATAGCTAGTTTTTTAGTAGCGGCAGCATTTTTTAATTTATCAGCAGCAAGCTCATCATCTTCTCCGTATTTTATAATTTGCTCTTCAGCAACTTTTATTAATTGTTTAACAGCTTTTTCACCAGCTTTAATTATGTCTAGTTTTATTTTATCTACATTCATAATAGTAAAGTTACTTGATGATCAAACATTCTATAAAGCTTTTCCCCATCAACATTAAATTCGTATTCACTATTTGGTTTAAAGGAAACTTTATCGCCTTTATTTACTCCTTTGCTAATTAAATATTTATTTGGATACTTAACCAATCCCATTAAAGGTTCTTCATTTTCATGACTTTTTAAATAAGTTTGTTCTTTTTTTATTGGCTTTATCATGCAATATTTAGAATGAGCATTCCAAACATTATTATGTTTGTATAAAAAAAATTGATCATTGTCTATAAAGAATAAATCATCTTTAAAAAAACTTTTACCACTTCTTTCTACTCCTTTCATATCATTATAATATTTAAAAACATTATGATGAACTAGCAATGTATCACCCACTTGAACAGGCCCATTGTAATTTATAGGAGTTTCTACAACTATTGCATATCTATTTGAAGCTTTGTGATCTTCTTTTGAAGTACTGATAATAAAATTTATATTTCCTATTTTTTTAGTACTATCGTATCTTTTATTCCCCTTAGGTTTTACAATAAAATAAAAAGGTGATTTCATTCAAAATATATATTATACTCAATAGAAATAGGCATATTACAATTAAAATCTTTCCATAAAAAAATTTCTCCTTTTTTGTTTTTTATAAAAATACCTATTGATTGATGATTTTTATTCATTTTTATTAAATGAATTAAATGACTTCCTCCTAGTATTTCTTGCCCCACAACATAATGCATAGCTCCTCCTTTGTAGTCAGGACCAACAGCTATCTTACGAATATCATTCATTTAATTAGATTTAAATTATAACAAATATAGGTAAAAAAAAATACCCCTAAAAAAAGAGGTATTCTAAGCGAAGAGGTGACGCTAGTTGAGATCATCACAAAGATGAGTCTCTAATTGCGAACATCTCAAGGATGTGACACTAACTGCGCACCTCGCATATTTTAAAGAACTATTGAAGCAGGACCATTAGAGCCTTGTGTTAAAGTATATCCTGCTACAATTTTATAATCAGTATTGTTATATTGATATTTTAACATTAATGCGTTTGATAAATTTCCAAATATATATGGTAATTCATGGTTTGTGTTTGTCCATGCAGGGTTTGGAATGCCTATAGCAAATTTCATTATAATTTGTGATGTTCTTCTTTCGTTTGGATTATTCTCAGAATTTACATTATCAGCAGGTCTTATAACTGAAAATCTTGTACCCCAAAAATCATCTGTTGTTGTCGCAGGAAGCGATGTTACTTCTGCATTTGTATTATCATACAAAAATCCTAAAGGATTAAAAGGCACTTCGATATATGTATTAGGTCTTAAAGAAGCAAAGTCAGTTATCAGTGACCCTGTCTTAGCAATCTTTAATTCACTGTTTATATCCCATTCTGTTGGAATAGAAAATAAAGATTCACCTGAGACAAAACCAGACTGCTCGCTTGATGCCCAATTGCTTCCTGGGAAATTAGTTCTTTGATACTCTCCATTGTTATGAGAAGGATGAATAAAATTTGCCCTTTTCATTATATACACACCATCTATTAGTCTAGTTTTTGACTTTCTATATCTAAACATAAAAAGCCTAGGATTTTTAGTTAACCAATCTGTTTCAACAGGTTTTTGCATAGCCACAAAAGCTTTATTATTTCTTGTAGTTGCATCAACATATGGTCTTTTCAAAACATACATATAAGGTGTAGGAATATCATCAGCTTGTCCTATGTAAGTTTTTAAAGCATCAACAGTGATGTTCTTAGTAGCATTACTAGGCGTACCATTTGTTTGACTAATAAGTATTTTGTCACTTCCTTTCGGAGTAACAGAATTGTATGTGCTAATCTTTGGCATAACTAAAATTTTACTTTATCAAAGATACTAATTTTTACTTAATGTATTTTGATAAAACTTTTCGTGCAAAACTCCTAAACCCAAGTACATCAATAATAATTGCAGCAAGAACCCATTTATACCACGTTGGTAACTGATCTAAGTTTTGGTACGACTCCTTTACATAGACAGAAAGCTTTGTCCATTCATTATTATTAAACGCAATTAAAAATGGAGTTATTGTGGCTATAAACACAGGAACTAAAAATATATAGGTTACAACCTCATCTTTTAATGTGTGTCTTTTGTTTTGAGCAGTAACTAAGTCAATCTGATTATCTGAATCAGTGTTAGAAAGTATTCTATCAACTTGAGCTTTTGTCTGTGCCTCTATAATAGAATGCTCTTGCTTTGCTTTTAACTTTTTTAATTCTGCTCTGCTATTCAAAGCATCTTTACCTATACCTAAAAGGTTTCCAATTATTTGTAACAGGTTCATAGTGAAATATTTATTAAATAAAATATGCATGGTAGTATTGTGTAAACAAAGTCTACTACCTCTGATGTACCCTTTCCTAAAAAGTCATCATATATAATTTCTTTTACAGCAGCTAAGGCTACAACAATAGACACCGATACGACTGTACTAAAAACAAGTAATGATAAAAATAGTATAACACTACCAACAAAAAAGTGTAGTAGTTTATCTTTTGGTATTTTATTTAGTATGGCCATAGCACTGATTGATCTTTATCAAAATCTAGGTCTACATGAATAAATGTTTTTGCAACGCCAATTCTCTGGAAGCCTATTTCTTGAAGTAAAAATAATAAATGGAATCTATCTGTAGAGTTAGTACACTTTATGTCTACAGCTAATCCTTTTAAATGAGATGAGTTAGGCTTACCCCCAACTTTTGCGTTATGCTCTTTTGTCCTGTAGCCACTATTTATTATAATCGGTTTTCCAAACTTTTCTCTAACCTCGTTTAACATTTCAACTAAAACCTCGGACATTAATTTTCCACTGCCAGGTTGGTCAGGAGAATCAAACTCGTGTGATGGGAAGTAATTCATTTATATTTTTTATGTATTTCGTCAAAGTTTTCCAATACCTTGTTTACCTCTTTTAAATCTTCAAGGTGTGTTTTTTTGCTTAGTAAATCTTGTTCTTTTAACTGATTTTGTAGTTTATTAAATTTATGCTTTGATATTAACTCCATTACCTTAAAAGGTAATTGAATAAGTAAGTAGACAAACCCAACAATACCAAAGTAAGTTTTTAAATTGTCATCAATATCTTTAAAAAAATCAATATTAGATATTGCTAATATATCCATAAGATTTAAACCCCACATAGCCAAGCTAAATTTTTCTAAGTACCAAAAAAATAATTTTATATCAAACATTTTACATTTCAGTTGTTATTGGTGGTGGAACTTCTGCATTTCTTGGATAACCATAAAATTGATGAGCTGATGCATCACCTGGGTAAACCTCATTACTTCCAAAGTCTAAGTCATCTGTACTCATTATATCGTAAGCCCATCCTGGGTAGTATACAGGATTTTCAGGATCTGTTGTTTTAGCAGGGTCTATGACCTTTCCAATATAAACAACTGCTTTTGTTCCGTTGATATACTGCATTGTTGTAACACCTTCTTCTGTTACTTCTTGCCAAACGTCTTTTTGTATTAAAACGTCTTTACCTTGTTGTTCTGTATCAAATACTGTTTTATAAATATTCATAATTATATTGTCGTTAAACATTGTAATTGTGCATCTGTTAATGCTTCTTTGTAAACTGCTACTGCT